CAACGCTTCAAAAAAGAATACTAAGTTTTTTAGCTCAAAAATTATATTATGTACTACGAACCAATTTACTGGATTATCCTCATTTACTTCTAAAGATTGCATTGCTGAACCCGAAGCTTTGTTTAGAAGAGCCCATGTTATTAAGGTTAAACGCCTTCCTGGTGAAGGTTTTAGCCAACAGTTATCTTATTATAAATTTGATCACATTGCCTCGAAGCGATGGGAAAACTCTTTTTTGCACCATAACGCTAACGTAGATCTCAAGCCTAATGTTGTTGTTAATGATTTGAAAGATTCTTTGAAATACGTCCGTATGTTATTAAATCGAATTAAGGACAATGAAGATAATAACCGTAAGGTTACTAATCTTAATGATCAAGATTTGACTTATATATTGCAAGATACTGATGATTTTGACGCGTATTTCGATGCTCAGTCTGGTTTCGACATTTTTTCTCAAGGATTGCAAGATTTTTTGTTTGGTTTGAAAGGTATGTGGTCTGAATATTATAATGGTTTTGTTATTTTTGGTGAATGGTTTGCTTCTCTTTTAGTTCCATGCAAAGAATTTATTAAATTATTTACTCGTTATATTTTGTCTTTTATTACTGGTAACAGTGATAATCCGCTCATGAATATTTTAAGATCTAAAACTCCTAGCGACATATTAGGTAGTCGTGAGTAGAGATATCATAATTTTAGAAGATTAGCTTTGAAATTTCACCCCGATAAGTATGTTGATAATCCTGAGTTCACTCGTGAAGAGGGAGCTTATGTATATATTTTGATTAATTTAGCTTATAGACATTACGATCAACCTCTTGAATTTAATAAACAACGTGCTTTCGCTTTTCGTAATAAAGAAAACGTTAATAGAATTTTTGATGAGAATCCCGAGCTTCAGTTTCGCGATTTTATTGTAGATAAATTAGTATATGCTAAGTTGTATTTGTATCATATGTTTTCCAGTTTTTCTTGGGATGAGATTATTATTGTTTCTTTTTATACTTTATATGTTTGTGCTTTAATATATTTTGTTATGACAGCTCAGAATGAGACCGTTAATGTGCAGGAAAATTTGAAAGATAGAGTTATTAGACAATCTCAGAAATTAGATTTAGAATTTAGACCTCAATCTATTGTTGATGTGACTGTTAGAAAGTTTGTTAAATATGTTTTGATCACATCTGATGATCATTCCGATTTTTATACTCACGGTATTGTTAGCGGTAATCGTTTGTTGATTAATTCTCATGCTGTTTTTAAGAATCCCGTGGTTACTGTTTTTTCCTCTTATGATCACTTTCTGAATAACCATGCGGAAGTTGAGAGGAATGATATAAAATTGATTTCTAATTTTCCTTCGTGTGATTTGGCTGTTTTTGAATTTACTTATTTGCATTCCTTATATCCTACGTGTAAACCTTTGTTTAGATCTCGGGAGATTACTCCCCATTTGTTTTTATGTACTTCTTTTATGGAAATTCCTTTGATTTTTAATAAAAATGTTTTTAAGAATGATTCTATTGTTGAATATGCTCAGTATGGTAGTAAAACCACGTTTACCCATCCTAAAGATAGCGGTTTGATAACCCCTATTGAAGGAGACGGTTTATGTGGAAGTTTTGTTTGTAATTCTCATGGCGATATAATAGCTGTTCACTCAGCTGGCGACGGTACTAGAGGGTTTTGTGCGATACCCTCTGAAATTATAGGTAATGATATTAATAATTTGATGTGTTCTGTTAGAAATATGCAATTAGATATAGATGTTAAAATTCGACCAAATTTTTCTGGTACAAGATTAGTGTATGGTAAAGATGTCATTGAAACTCAATTTCCTTCTTTTAAGAGTTCTATTTCCTTCTATTTTACATGTTGATTCGTGCAAAGAGATGGCTGAACTGATTCAACAATGTAACACTGAGATCCTTTCCGACGATTTTGTTCATAGCGAAATTGATAGGCGAGGCCCTCCTGTTATAGATAAACCTGTTAAAACCATCAAGGAAACTTCTTTAAAGACTTTTCAAAATCAAGGAACGGTTACGACTGCTGAATTGAATTTTATTAAGGATTGTATTAGATCTTTGATGCCGAAGGACACTTTTGACGATTTGGATGATTATACAACGGCTTTTGGAGACGAGATTTTTTCCTCTTTGAATAAAGAATCTTCTAATGGATATGGACATCCTGTTGGTAAGGATAAGTATTTTGATTTTGAGAACAAAGTTATTAGATCTGAATTTTTTGATGAATTTAACGCTTTTATTGATAGAATTAAATTAGGTGAATATGAATATAAGGATTTTCTTAGTAAAGAATGTTTTAAAGTTGACGAGTTACGTAATGAGAGTAAAAGATGTAAACCTAGAACCATCAGGGTTTTACCTGTTACTCACATTTGGTTAACTAAGAAGATTTTTGGTAAGCTAGCTCAGTATATTTCAGAACATAAACACGATAATGGTATTGGATTAGGATTTAACCCATTTAAGGATTTTGATATTTTGTATAAGAAATTGACTGATCCTAATATAGGAGTGACTGGAGATCTTGATGCTGCGAAGTGGGATGGATCTTTAGTTGCTAGAATTATGATTGCAATAATGGAAGTTATGTTCGAAAAGTATGACGGTAAGTTTAAATTTGCTAAGGATTTTTTGATTACGAGTATTGTTAGATCTTTTGTTATAGTTGCTGATGAATTGTTTGCCACAACCCACGGGTTACCGTCTGGTGTGTGGATTACTTTTTTGTTGAATAGTTTTTTTAATCGTGGTTTAGATGCTTTAGTTGTATTTCGTAACGTTCCTAACCCCACCGTTAGGCATTTTCTTTCAATTGTATCGTATGTTACTGGTGATGATAAAATTTTTGGTGTTCCAAAAGGTTTGTCTGAGTATGTT